TGCAGTCAAGTTGACACGCAGTTGGCCGGGGGGGGGGTGATCAGGCATCAAAGTTTTCAGACACTCCACCTCTAGTATAAAATGCAATCTTAAAAAAAAAATTTTGCAATCTTAAAAAAAATTTTGCAAACCTAGGATTTAGTATTGCGCAAAACAAGTAAAATAGTTCTTGACTTTAACTTATATATATGATATAATCAATTCACAGTAAGTGAGGTTTACATGCCAGAAATGAGGTACGCTCCATCGACAACAGGAAGAAAGTTCCACGAAGCTAGAGATATAGACACTGGATTCGTAAGAGCGCTACTTGGTCCGATTGGTAGTGGTAAGTCAGTTACATGTGTTCTAGAACTATTGATGATAGCTATGGAACAAGAACCTGACAAGGAAGGAATAAGACGTACAAAGTTTGCTGTTATACGTAATACGTATCGTGAACTATTAGATACAACAATAGCAACCTTCTTTACATGGATACAAGAAGACTCTGGGCATTTCTCAAGTCTGAACATGGTATTCACGATGGAACAACCATTAGCTGATGGTACTATAGTTCAAGCAGAGTTCTTGTTTAGAGCACTAGACAAGCCAGATGACATTAAGAAGCTTTTATCACTTGAGATAACTGCAGCTTGGATAAATGAGGCTCGTGAGATTTCTAAGAGCGTTATGGACATGGTACAAGGTCGGGTTGGTCGCTACCCTCCACCAGTACTTGGTGTACAACCTACGTTCTTTGGTGTGATACTGGACACTAACCCACCTGACTCAGACCATTGGTGGTATACTCTCTTTGAAGAGATACAGCCAGACAACCATAAACTATTTACACAACCTTCAGGTATATCTGAAGCAGCTGAGAACATAAAGAACCTACCTCGTAACTACTACAAGAACATGATGGCAGGTAAAACACAAGAATGGATCAATGTATATGTTAAAGGTATGTACGGTTTTATAACAGATGGTAAGCCAGTATGGACGGAGTATAACGACCAGATACATTCATGTACTGACACGTTTACTCCTGACTCTACTCGTACATTGTATATTGGCATAGACTTCGGTCTAACACCAGCGGCAGTTATTGGTCAGACTACAGCATCTGGTAGGATGGTGGTCTTTGATGAGTTATGTACGTTCGACATGGGTGCTATGTCTTTTGGTAGATTGCTTCATGAGAGACTAACTACAGTGTATCGTGACTTCAAGGCTATAGAGGTGTATGCTGACCCTGCCGGTGTACAAAGAGCTCAGACGGACGAGATGACACCGTTCATGATACTTGCCAATCAAGGTGTTAATGCATGGCCGACGTATACCAACGATTTTACTATACGTAGAGAGGCAGTTGCAGACTACATGATGCGATTAGACTTCAATGGTAAACCAGCTTTCTGTGTATATTCATCCGCACCCACAGTTCGTAAGGCATGTGCTGGTGGTTATAAGTATAAACGTATGCAGGTATCAGGACAAGAACGATACCAAGATGTACCAGACAAGGGTAAGTACTCTCATGCTGGTGACGCCATGCAGTATCTGTTTCTAGGTGCAGTTGGTGGAGACAGAGTTGTTGGCGGGTATGGAGACAAGAAGATCGACTATTCGTATTCTAACTTAGGTATCATATAATATGATATTTTATAATTACCAATATGAAATACTGAATAAACCAGAAAAGACCTTTCATGAAAAAAGAGAGTTGGTAAAACAACTTATTAAACTTAAAATTAGAGGTAACAAAATGGCTAAAGCAAAAACACAACCAAAGAAACCTATGCCAATGCCTGGTAAGAAAAAAGGAGCATGCTAATGATTGGTAAATGGTATAAAAATAACTTTCACTTAGACGTAGCATATGGCGATGGTCACAGAGCACAAGAGCAAGGTCTAACAATTGATGACAATCCATTTGAGCCAGATACTGATGATTACCAAGCATGGGCAGATGGTTTTAATGGAAACTGGCAATAACTTATGGCAAAACTATCTGAGAGCGACATTCTTGCTATTATAGCAAATGAACTTAGTAATGCTAATATTACTACTTCAAGTCCAGCAATGCTGCAAGATCCACTTTTGTACTATCTTGGTTTACCAAATGGTACAGAGCAAGAAGGTCGTTCATCAATAGTATCTACAGATATTGCAGATGCTATTGAGTGGATAATGCCACAAATAATGAAGTCATTTACTCAGAACAATGAAGTAGTAGTATTTGACCCAATTAGTGAAGCAGATGAACTGCAAGCTAGTATAGAATCTGAGTATGTATATGATGTACTAATGAAGCAGAATGATGGGTTTGTATTAATCCATCAATTTGTAAAAGATGCGCTTATGCAACGTAATGGTATGCTTAAAGTGTACTATGAAGAATCAGTAGAAACAAAAGTATATAACTATACTGGATTAACAGAAGATCAGTTGCATATAATTGTAGCCGATAAAAATACAGAGATAAAACAGTTAACTCCTAATCAGTATATTGATGAACAAGGACAACCACAAGTAATATATGATGCCAAGTTATCTGTTACTAACAGAGACGGCAGAGTAAAAATTGATGGTGTAGCACCTGAAGAATTTAGAGTCAATTCACAACATAATTCTATTGACTTATCAAATGCTAGATTTACGGCTCAAATAGTTAACAAATCATTATCAGACTTACGTGAAGAAGGATTTAAACAATCTGAAATTGAAGATATTGCATCATCTGACTTAATACGTTCATCATACCGTTTTAACTATCAAAACGAACCAACTCTTATACCATCAACACTTTCACAAGATGACGCTAATAAATTAGTTGAGATTGGTGAATGCTATATGAAACTTGACATGGATGGATCAGGTATAGCAGAACTTATGAAAATAACTGTAGCAGGCGTAGAGCCTCCTACAAAAATACTTAGTATTGAGTCTATTGATAGTAGTCCTTGGATTGCTACAACTGCTATTCTAATGTCACACAAGTTTCAAGGATTGTCAGTATATGATAGACTTAAGCAGATTCAAGACAACAAAACAGCAATTATCCGAAACATTATGGATAATATGTACCTACAAAACAATCAACGAAACGTTATTCTTGAGGGTCAAGTTAATCTTGATGACCTTCTTGTCTCTCGTCCTGGCGGCCTCATTAGAGCTAAACGACTAGACGCAATACAACCGCTAGCTACACCACAAATTGGTGATGCAGCTTTTAGTATGATGCAATATCTTGATGAAGTTAAGGCAGGACGTATAGGAGTATCTGCCGATGGTACTGCTTCACCAGAGAATATAGGCGATAGAGTAGGTTCTCAGGGTGTTGAAAGAATGATGAATGCCAAGGAAGAATTAATTGGCTTAATTATTCGTGTTATATGCGAAACTGGTATTAAACCACTATGTAATAAGATTCGTGATATAGTGACGCAACATGTTGATACAATACAAGACTTTCAGTATCGTGGTCAATGGGTTAAAGTTAATCCATCAGAATGGCCAAAACGTACTAAGAGTTCAGTTCGTGTAGGAACAGGCACTGGTGACGTTACTGCTAAATTAGCTGCTATTCAACAGATACAAATGATTCAAGAAAAAATTATGTCAATGCCTGGTCAAGCATTAACAAGTCCATCAAAGATATATGCAACACTTGATGACTTCTGTAAGTTCTCAGGCCTTAATGGTGCTAACAAATATTTTATTGACCCATCTTCACAAGAGGGTCAGCAAGCTCAACAACAAGCATCACAAGGTTCTCAACAACAACAGCAACAGCAACAACAGTTAGAGATGGAGCAAATAAGACAACAAGCTGAGATTGCAAAGTCTGCCACTACTACTGCTGAAGCCCAAATGGCTAACGTGCAGTTAAAAGGACAAGTTGAACTTGGTAAGCACCAACGTGAAATGGAAAGACAAACTTCATCAGCTGAAATAGCCAGCTTAAAAATGCAGTTAGAGCAGTTAACTTTATTAGGTAAAAGTAATAAAGAACAAAGTGACCTTAAATTTAAGTACGATGAACTTGAGGCAAAGACTGCATTAGAATTGACTAAATTAGAAGCAGTTACTCAAGCTAATGAGGAAGCTAACTTTAAAACCAATGAAGAAGCTATAGACGAAGGTAACTACTAAAATGGCGAATAAAGACATAGACCATATATTGCATGAAGAAGTAAATATAGGTAATAGAGCTCAACAAGCTTATGATATATATCTAAAGAATTATTTTGATATTTTTCAAAGCAATGTTGGTAAACAATTATATGCAAATGATCTTACTGCTAATGATATTTTAGCTATTAGACATCAAATAACTGCAATAAAAGTTTTAGAAGAAATTGTACTTAGAGATATAGAAACAGGAAAACTTGCATTTAAACAACTTAGTGAAGAGTGAGATAAAATATGAATGATGACCAAAATACTACTTCAACGGCGGAGCTATTAAGCGAAGCTGGAAGCGTAAATATGGTTGACCAAATTGCTAACCTGTTATCAGGTGAGCCAGAAAAGCCAGCTGCAACAAAAAAGAAACCTATTGAAGAATCTGAGGAGGCTGATACCCAACCAGACGATTCTACCCAAGAGGATGATGAACCAGAAGGTGAAGAAACAGACGAAACTGAAGATGATGACTCGGATGAATCTGATGAAGACGTTACCTGGGCTAAAACACTAGGTATAGATGAAAAAAATGTAGTACTAGACGAAGATGGTAATCTATCAGGCATTAACGTAAAAGTTGATGGCAAAGTAGCAACTGTCGGTGTGAAAGATTTAATTGCAGGTTACCAGAGCAATAAAAGTAATACTAATAAGTCTAAACAACTCGCAGAACAGCGTAAGGAGTTTGACGACATAAAGGTTGCTGTAGCTACTGAGTATACCAAGAAAATTGAATCTGTAGATAAACTAACACAGCATCTTAAAAATACCTTGCTAGGTAGCTATAAAGATGTTGACTGGAATAGACTAAGAGCAGAAAATCCAGGTGAATATGCTGCTGCTGTTCAAGACTTTAATTTTCGTAATTCAGAAATTGAACAAATTTCTAATGCGGTAAATCAAGAAAGGAATGGTATTGACCAACAAATGACTGCAGAGCAACAAGCAATGCAGCAAGAGTATGTTAAAAGTCAAGCAGATAGAGTTTTAGAAAAAAATCCTTCATGGGCAAAACCTGAAGTATTTAGAAAAGCTCTATCAGAAATGACTGATTTTGCAGCTGATGCTTATGGATTTACACAAGAAGAGTTTTCAAACATACAAGATGCTAGAGTACTTGAAGTAATTAAAGATGCTATGAAGTACAGGTCTAGTGTTAAGACTGCGAAAACAAAACTTGATGTGCAAGTTCCTAAGTATCAAAAAAGTACAGGTAAGACAACAAAAGCACTTACTAAACTTGATAAACTTACAAAGACTGCAAAGTCTTCACAAGGGTATCAAAAACGTAATGCTGAAACAGACGCTGTAGCAGAATTGCTAAGCGGTTTATATAATTAATTTAAGGGTATCAAAAAATGACTACAGCTAATTTAGACGCAGCAACACTTAAAGGTGTCGTGCGTGGCGGTTTAATCCGTGAAGATGTAATGAACCAAATTTGGGATATTTCTAAAATCCCTTTACCATTTACTGATGCTATCGGTACTGAAACTTCAAAGCACCCATACAAAGAATGGACTACTGATGCTTTGGCAGTTCCTAACTTAACCAATGCGGTTATTGACGGCTCTGATGCTTCAGGTAACAACACTGTTCTTGGTTTGAGAGTAGGTAACCATCACCAAATCTCTACTAAAGTTGTTCGTACTTCTTTCAGAGCTGATGCTTCTGACACTATTGGTCGTACAAAAGAATTGTCGTATCAAATGATGCGTAGACAGCAAGAGTTAAGACGTGACGTTGAAGCGATTGTACTGACTAACCAAGCCTCATTTGCTGACACTGGCGCTGCTGCTGGTAAAGTAGGCGGTCTACCATCTTGGTTGACTACTAACTTTTCTGCTGGTGCAACTGGCGCTGTTGGTGGTTTCCAATCATCTGGTGTAACTGCTTTACGTACTTATGGTACTGCTCGTGCATTAACTGAAACTTTGGTTCGTGACGCAGTTCAGTCTGTATATACGCAAGGTGGCGATCCATCAATCATGATGTCAGTTCCTGGCACTATTCGTAAGTTCAGCGAGTATTTATTTACTTCATCTGCTCGTGTTGCTACATTGATGTCTGACCAAGGCAAATCTGCTTCTGCAGCTACTGCAATGGGCTCTGTTAATGTATTTGTAACTGACTTTGGTACTTTGAAAATGGTTCCTAACCGTTTACAAATTCCTTATGTTGGCACTGCTGGTTCTACAACTGGTGTTTACTCAGCTGCAGGTACGTCTGCTGACGTATTTATCCTTGACCCTTCTTACTTAGCTATGACCTACTTGAAAGGCTATAGAACAGAAGAACTTGCTAAAACTGGTTTGGCTGAAAATCGTCAAATGTCAGTTGACTGGTCTTTGATTGTTAATACTGAAAAATCTCATGCAATTATTGGTGATATTATTATTGCATCTGCTGTAACTGCTTAATAAGTATGGCCACTGTAAAAGGTGGCCATCTTTTATTTTATATAATAAAATCTATATCTATATATTAAAATATCTATCAATCAATCATTCAAATATCAACCCTGTTGAATGATAATTTATTATTAATAGATAGATATAGATTTTATTAAAATCATCCTTATATGAGATATTAATATGGCTGAAAAAGATATAACTAGCAAAGAGCCTAAACCTGTTAAAATAAAAAACATTTGGACAGATGTTATTAACTTTGAAAGTGGACCAATTGCTCCAGGTGAAACAGGTACTATTACTGCAGCTGAAGCAGAAGCACTTTTTGATTACGTGCAAAAGGTATAAAGATGGACAGCGTTATTAAAAGTGAAATGCATTATCAGGAACATACAAATACTATTACTCACAAAACTAGTCAACCTACTGAGAAGCTGATACTTGAACGTAACGCTGAACTTCGAAAGAACCCTGGTGCACTTCATGATTTAGGCGCACAGAGTGGAGAGTCTTTTGGAAGAATGGTAGCAACAATACCGCTAATTATGTTTGAAAAAGCAATTAGAGATGGTTATGATTTAAATTGCCCCGATAGCCAAATTGCTGGACAAGAAATGCATAGATTCTTACAATCATCAGATGGTAAGATGTGCTTGATACAAGGTAAACACTAATGGCTAAATTCTTAGATTTGGCACGATGTGTATGGGCAGGTAGTAAAAATCCTGATGATGGACGTCTAGGCTTAAAAGGGCTCGGTAAGACTCAGATAGTCACGCCACAACTCATTGGTTTAACACTTGCGCAAGCAACTAATGCCCTGCAATCGGCTGGCTTAGTATTGGGAACAGTAACACTAACAACCGGCTTAGTGACAGCGCAAAGCACAGCAGTCTATACCAAGGTCAATCGCGGCACTGTCATTAATATAACACTTACTGCATAAATGGATACATCTATGTCAGACCTTAATTGTAGAGTAGCAAAAGTAGAAGAAAGATTAGATGGGTTGGTTAAAGATATACATTGTGATAGAGAAGATGCTCGAAGGCGTTCAGATAGAATTTTTGCAGCCTTAGATGAATTACAAAGAAATGCTCACTCAAATAAAGGATTTTTTGGTGGTGTAGTTTTTAGTGTTAGTGCTATATTTGCTTTTCTAGCATATATTTTTACGAGTAAAACTTAATGACTACGCTTGAAATACTTATTAGACTTATAAAAGAATTTGAAGGCTGTAAATTAGGAGCTTATAAATGCCCTGCAGGTATATGGACAATAGGATATGGCCAGACAAAAGGAATTAAACAAGGTATGAAATGGACTCAACAAGAAGCTGATGATAACTTATTAGAAACTTGTATAGGCGTTATAGATGAAACTATTAAGGCAAGTCCTATTTTAATACTTGAAGATATTAATAAGCAGGCTGCTATTGCGGATTTTGTCTACAATCTAGGACTAACGAATTATAATAGATCAAAATTAAAGTTAAGAATTAACCAAAAGAATTGGGTATCTGCTGCAACAGAAATTAAGAAGTGGAATAAAGTAGGTGGTGATGTGTTAGCAGGCCTCGTTAGAAGACGTCAGCGTGAAGCTGGTTTATTACTTAAATAATAGGAACAATATGAAAGCATATATAAAAGAATTGCTAAAAGAAGGCAGCACAATGCGAGGATTAATTTGGTGTCTTGGGGCATTTGGTATATACAATATATCACCTGATCAATCACAAGCTGTAACTTCTTTAGTAATGGCTTTAGCAGGAACTCAAGGTATGTTTTTTACTGATAAAATAGGAAAGAAATAATGACTACATCTGTCTATTCAAAATACACTGCTGGTGTTGAATCACTTTTAGAAAACGGTAACGCTGCAACTGATGTTTGGAAGGTTGCACTTTCTAATACAATCAACTTAGCTAATACAACATTCGTTTCTGGCACAACTGATCTTGCAACCGCTGGAGGTTACACTGCGGGCGGTAATACCTGTACGACTACTTCATCAAGTCAGACTGCTGGACTGTTTAAGCTGGTTTTAGCGAGTCCTGCAACTTGGACATCTACAGGTGCAGGTTTTACTTATAGATATGCAATTCTTTACAACTCAACTTTAAATATTCCGATTGGCTCATGGGATTATGGATCAAGTCAAACTGCAACAGCAGGAGAAACTGTGCAGATTGTACTCGATGCCACTAATGGCGTATTTCAAGTATCTTAAGGAAATTAAATGGCACTCGTACTTAATGATCGTGTTCGTGAAACAACATCAGTAGTTGGTACTGGTGCTGTAAATTTATTAGGCTATGTTGGTGGGTATCAAGCGTTTTCTGTAATTGGTAATGCTAACACTTGCTACTACGGTATCTCAGACCAAGTTGGTCTTAACTGGGAAGTTGGTATTGGTACTTATTCATCTTCTGGTAATACACTTGCTCGTACTACTGTTTTAAAGTCATCAAATTCAAATAACCTAGTTAGCTTTACTGCTGGTACTAAGGATGTATTTGTAACCTACCCTGCTGAAACTGCTATATCTGGTGGCGGTGGTGGCACATACCCCACAGTCCAACCAACCTTAAACCTTGACTTTGCCAACAGCAAAACCGTAGACCCTCGCATCACGTTCGTTAGAAACAGCACAGCTGCTTATTATGATGGGCAGACTAGCGCATTGGCTGAACAGAATTTGTTGTTGCAGAGCAATTTTCAAAGTGCGTGGGGGCCAAATGGCGGAACACTTTCTGCTAATAGTGCTGTTGCTCCTGATGGAACGACAACCGCTGCAACAATAACATCAACGAGTTTAGATTGTTATGTAATTCAGAGCACGTCTATGATTTCTGGAGTTACATACACATTTTCAGTGTGGCTAAGTGCTGCTTCTGCAACAACTATTAGGTTTGGAATAGGTGGAACTTACATAGCGGCTGTTTCAGTTACAACTTCTTGGCAACGGTTTACATTAACAGTTCCGTATGATGGTGCTTTTAACAGAGTTGCTATTGGTGGAGTTAGCTCGTTTCCTTCTACTTCACCAGCAATATACGCTTGGGGCGCACAACTAGAACAACGTAGTTCAGCCACAGCCTACACACCCACTACCACCGCAGCTATCACAAACTACATACCCGTATTAATGACGGCTCCTGCTGGTGTACCACGATTGGACTATAACCCAACTACAGGTCAGGCGTTGGGGCTGTTGATTGAAGAGAGTAGGACTAATTTAGCAGTTTATAGTAGTGATTTTACGGCTTGGACGGCCATAAGTAGTCCAATAATTGATAAAACAGCTAATATTGCGCCTGATGGCACACAAACAAACAATCTTTTTACTGCTGGTGCAGCCAACGCTCGTTGTCAACGTAATACTGTAACTGTTACCGCTTCAATTCCTTATACTATATCAGTTTATGCAAAAGCTGGTAATGCGAGTTATTTAACTTTAGGGTCATCTGGAAGCCCTGCTACAAGTGCTATCTTTAATCTAACAACAGGGGCAGTATCAAACACTGTCGGTTCACCCAGCACAAGTATAACTTCTGTAGGTAATGGTGAGTATAGATGCACAATCACTCTTACACCAACTACTACATCGCTAACCGTTATTATTGGCGTGGGGTCTACTAATACGTTTGCCTCTAGTAACTTCCCTGCAAATTCAATAGGTGATTCTGGATATATCTGGGGCGCACAACTTGAGGCTGGAGCATTTGCAACATCATATATACCAACAGTTGCTTCAACCGTAACTCGTGCTTCTGATAACGCTAGTATGACTGGGACTAACTTTAGTAGTTGGTATAAT